AACTCCGTTACAGATTCTGCTACAGCACCAGGCAATCCTGCGCTGTTAAAATCACCGACTTCTTTGGTCAGTATTGCCAGCTCTCCGTGAGCTCTAAAGAATTGGGTTACTAAATCAAGGAATCCATCGTTAACATCTTCTAACCTCTCAGGCATCATTGTGTTCAATAACGCCGCAAACTTCTCGTTGTCCTTGTCGAGCTCTGTGCCTGCCATCTTGGCCGCTCGTTCCAATAATACAAATTCAGATGTAGTTAACCCTAAGCTTTCAGCGGCGTCTGCTAGCCCCTCTGTTCCGCCTCCAACCTCGAATTGAAATCGTATAGACTCTATATCAGAAGCAACGCCCTGGATTTGCTGCCTATAGCCCTTCATGTCCTTTAAAGCGGAAATGCCAGCCATCATCCGCAAATTTTCTGCAGCTGTCTCTGAAACTTGACCAAGCTCCTTTAGCTTTCCTGCGTATTCGATAACCCCAGTCTTAGCGTCCGTTTCAAACAGGGAGCTTAAAGATCCAACTGTATTTTCTAGATTACTCGTAGCTGACTCAGACTTTAGCAACTGTGGAATAAATGCCCCCGCCAAAGCACCAGCAACTGCACCAACGGCACCTAAGATGGCGCCCGTAGGGCCGAATAGAGATGCTACCTGGGCCCCCTGTTGGGTTAGGACCATGAGCGGACTCTGGCCCATCTGTAGCTGGACTGCCACATCCTGTACCTGATGACCAAGCTGACCGAATCCGCCACGCATCATCCGCAGAGAGCCGTTTAGCTTTTGGCTCTCTTTATTGGTTTTCTTGATGTTGTTTTGAATAGCGTTAAACGCCGAATCTGTCTTGTTCGACGCTGTAGCTGTAAAGACGTTTACGTTACCTGACATTTTTGGTAGCTTCCTTTAACTTGTCTGCCTTTAGTTTAAGGAACGTAAACCAAGTTTGAAACTCCGACACCGTCATTCGTAATACTACGTCTAACGGTTGGCCAAGGTGGTCTGCCAGTTCGTACATCATGTACAGGTCGGTGACCTCTCCTTGACCATCTAGGAGTTTTTTTCGCGTTCCTCTTCGCTATCCGCTGCTAGCTTTAGCACAAAGTTTGCGACAGACGATAGAACATCTGGGTCAACATTATTACGAAGCTTTGGCTTGTCGCTGATATCGAACAAGGGCTCGCCTTTCTCATCGACGGCACCATAGATCACGGCGTAAACCATGTAATCCGTGGTATCGTCTTTAGATCTAGCAAGCCACTTAGCCTTATCTGACAAAGACAAATTCTTAGCGAATATTGTGACATCCCAAGCTGGGACCTCCATTGATCGCACCTCCTGATTGCTAAAATGAGCAACCGCCGCGTCAATTAAGGAGCCCATTATGCAGTGCCAGGTGTTAGTGCGCCAATACCAGTAAGGTTAAAGCTAGCTTCTACTAGACCATCAGCTGCAGCACTCTTGCTTACAGATGCGACAATAGCCAATCCGTCCCACTTAGTATTGCCTGACGTTACGCCGTAAGGATATAGCTCGACCTGAACCGTGCCGCCTTCTACGAAATCGTCTTGAGCTGGGTCTTCGTTGTCCCAGATGCAATTCAAAGTAGTTGACCAGCTTTTAGTGGTCAGCTTCTGTGAAGTCCAAGCGTCACCCAAAACAGTATCGTCTGCTAGGTTTGCAGTGGTTTCCAAAGACCAATCTTTTACCTCAGCAACAGCTACGGGAGTACCCGATCCGTCTGTTGATGTGACAGCTTTTATACTGCCTGTATGTCCAGCATGTGTAGCCATTTCGAGCTCCTAAAATAAAAACTATTTTAACCTAAAAACACCATTATTATAGCGTTGTTTCCGGGTCATTTTCACTAGTGTGATAGATAACATCCACAGCCATTCTTGCGAAAGCCAGGGGTTGATCCCCTTCGCCAGCAAAATCCGCTTCAAACCTGGTTATCTGCAGGTCCTTGGCGTGACCGTCTAAGGTTAAGTCTGCGTACAAAGCATCCTCAATCTCTAACGATATTTGATCAAGCTGATCGTCGTAATTAGACGTTCCCTTGACATAAATCTCTACCACCACCGACAAGACTCTTTGCTGAAGTCTAGAGGCGCCGATTGTCGCGTAATCAATCTGCTCGCTCAGAGTGTAAACAGCAAGCCCGGGCAACTTAGCCTCAGCCAGGGGATAAACTCTTGATCTGTAGACTCTAGATCCTGTGGTAGCCAGGCCCGTTAGATCAGTTACTATCCTGTCTCTTATCGTCTTTCTTGCGTGAGCCATTATTGCTTCTCTAAGGCCAAGTCTGTCAGCCCTGTGCCGTCATTCATGACGACTCTTACAATGTAATTAACTCCGCTTATAACGACAGAGTCCCCCTCTGCAGCGTTAGCCACGTCAGACGTTTTAACCGCCAAACGAGGCTGCTCTACTGCAAATGCCACCTCACCGCCTGTATCTACTGCCTGGTATTCCTTGTCGAATATCCCGGTAATAGTAGATGCCGATCCACCAGACGGTGTGTATGTTACTGACTCACCAAAGTCAGCGAGCATAATCGCTCGTTCGACATCCGTTTCTACAGCCATTATTCAGCCTCTTTTTGCTCTACCGGCTCTACTGGCTCTACAGTCTCTACAGGCGTTTCTTCTTTCGCCTTTCTTTTGGTGGGCTTGTCGCCTGACAAACCAACGCTACGATTTTGCGCCTTCTTAGGCTCTTGCTTAACCTCTGCAATGCGACCAATCGCTATAAGCTGATTAACCTCATAGTCTTCCAATTCAACAATGTCTCCAGTTTGGTGGCCATTGCCTTTAATTACACAGCCTTTGATTACTTCGTACTTCTTCATCTTAGCTCCAAGAGGATCGGGGCCCGATTGGGCCCCTTTCCATTTGCTTGTATTAAGCGTCACTATTAAGCGCCGTCATTACCGTATGCGAAACTAACAGCGTGACGGATTGCAATATCCATCATCGCCAATGCTACGATTCTTACACCGCCTGAAGTTGACAAGCTGTACGGATCGACCTTGATATCGACTCCACCAAAGAAGCCAACCAAGCAATCACTGAAGTTCCCATAGTAGAGATTTCCAGAAGTAGCCTGATTAGATACGATGGCACGGTAGCCGTTAATCGTCCCGCCAGGTTCAGCAACAAACTGAGCAGTGCCAGATGCTTTCGGAGTAGCCTTTAACGCACCATACATGCCTGCAGGCAAGATGTACGCGAGGTTACCAGAGAGAGCATTGTCTTCTGCCACGGCAGTTTCTAGGCTCACAACTTCTGCAAACGTGGGGTTAGCAGCTGCGAAGTTAGCGACCTGGTTTACACCAGAAGTGTTCAAGATACCCGTGGGCTGACCTGATGAACCAGTGCCTTCCAATGCAGACAAGTCAATCGCCAAAGCTATGGCTTGTGCAAGGTCGTCACGGATCAAGTTCTCAACATCCATTGAGCTCTGAACCATTAATTGGCGTGTTGCATCCGTAAATGCGCCAAGGGTGCGTGGAACCATTTGGATGTTGCCAACGGTCATTTCTGACTCGGCAGCAGCAGCACCTTCAGTTCCAATCCAGCCAGCAGCAGCTGAGGTCAACTTCTTGGGAATGCGAACGTCGCCAGACAATCCATTGAGGACTCGAGCACCAGCACTCATTACTGAGCTAGCGTTTCGGAGTACGTCAATGAAGTCACCACCACGGTAGTCTTCACCAAACAAGTCAGCATCGTCAGCTGAGTTCAGGTCACGCTTCCAGTTCCGCAGAACGTCAGTAGGTAACATGATGCCTTCGGCTTCACGGCCATACTGCTCTGATGCGGCTCGAGAGCACTCAAACTCAAATGCAGCTTCTTCTTGTGACCGACGATCATGCGGGTTAGCCAATGCGCGTACAGCGCGCAGGATAGAGAATCGCTTCGCTTCCTTCTTGCTTAACCCAATGTCGTTAGACTCAAGAGCCTGAGTTGAACCGATTTTGTCTAAAAGCGCGCCTCGGAAGTCTTCAATAGAAGCTCCAGATGCGATTGCTTCGCGAGCTAAATCAGCTTTGTTATGTCGAGCGCCGAGCTCAACGATTTGTGCAGCGTTCTTCTGAGCAGCCTGTCGGGCCTCCGCTGCAACTGCTTCAACGTCAATTTTAACGTCTTCCATAGTTATTACCTCTATTTTTCGAGTTTCAGTTGTGGCGGTCTCTTCTTCGCTGCTTTCCACTGTCACGCTTTCGGCAATCTCCGTTGAAACCTGTGCAGATCTTCCAATACCAATCTCACTCATGTCTGCCGGGATGCTAACAATACTAGCCTCTAACGGTTTCCACTTACGAGCGACATAAGTCTTGTCGTCCTTGCGTTCTAGACGTTCTATTTGGTATCCCACCGAGATATTCGATCTGATACCGTCTTTTACGTCCTCATATACCGATGAGGCAAGTTCACTTCGTCCAAAGCGAACCTTAGCCCGGAGTCGCCGGGTATCTTCATCAAGGTATACATCTTCTATGACCCCTACAACTTGCTTGGGGTCATGATCTAGCAAAAGGTTAGCCCTTCCGCTAGCCAGGAAGCTCAAATCAACGGCCTCCTTGCTATGCTCTAACACCTCATTGCCAAAACTGCGCTCAACGGCAGTTTCTGATGAGATGGACATTTTTACTGTTCTCTTATCGTCATCAAGAGCTCTAGCGTCCAGAAAGTGACTGCGCTGCACAACTTCAGGATCATTGCTTCTTTCCTGGTCTTCGCTAGCTTCCTGCACCTCAGCCCGTTCTTCTGGCTGGTCTGACTCACTATCGACATCATTCTTGGCGAACTCTATCACGTAAGTCTCTTCTGTCTCTTCGACGCTCACTACATGGCGTTCCATATGAGTATCCTCTATGGTGTTTTCCGATTTGTATGATTCTAATTCATAATCAGCATTATTCAAGTCAATGTTTTCGCTTCGATCTTTGTCGATCCTGGCAACAATTGACTTCGACCAGGTAAAGCCTCCACTGCCGCCCCATAAATCCCAAGCAATCCTAAAAGCAGTAGGACCTCCATCTGATTCTTTTGCGGCATAGTGTTTGGCCTTATTGTTACTGTGGCGAGAGAAAAACGAATACATTCTCTTCACTGTTGTGTCAGATAACTCTTTGCCGTTCATTATGTCGCGAGCTCGAGCGACACCAACGGCAGTGCCGCCTCTCTTGTACTCTCTTCGCCACTCAAGAGCTCGCTTGGCAGCCGTCTTCATGCCCTGCGTTGGCTTATAACTACTCATCGTCTTCTATGACTTCTACAGCCGCTTTCTTTGCCACGCCAAACGGCTCTAGCGCGTACTTAATACCAAATTGTTCCGCAAGCTGCCGGTCCCTGGCGATCTGAGCCAATAACTCTTCCGTATCCATGCCGTACTGCGCTGCGACGTGAGAAAGGCTCATAACGCCATTCTGAACGCCGGCGATAGCTGCATTCATCTCCTTTAAAGGGTCAACCCAGCTAAAACCTCTGCCCTTGAAATCGACAGTGTCAGCAAAGCGATCATACTGCTTGACGGGTATGTTGAATGTCTCCATCTCCATAGCACTTGCCAGCCATGCTCTATATACAGGCTCAACGAAGTTAGATATGAAGAACGCGGTCATATTCTTGTACTGATCACGCTCCTCTAACGCTCCTTGGCGGATACTGCTATAGCTTGTGCCTTCTAGGTCGTTACTAAGTGCCGCGTATGACACGCCTAAAGCACTAGCTACGCCGCGTAAGATAGCTTTGTGAAAGCTGCCAAACTCGTTATTTGGGTACTGAGGGTCAAAACTTTGAAGCTGAACGCC